TGGTTATGCCGTAATCCGTTTCCTTCCTGCTCCTGACGGCGAAGATCTGCCGTTTGTGAAACTCTATTCGCACGCATTCCAAGGTCCTGGTGGTTGGTATATTGAGAACTCTCTCACCACCATGAATCAAAAAGATCCTGTGTCTGAATACAACACGATGCTGTGGAATAACGGCACCGATGCTGGTAAAGATCAGGCACGTAAGCAGAAGCGTAAACTCACCTACATCAGCAACATCTATGTGGTGAAAGATCCTGCCAACCCCGAGAACGAAGGTAAAGTCTTCCTGTATAAGTTTGGTAAGAAGATCTTTGACAAGATCACTGCCGCAATGCAACCTGAGTTTGAGGATGAAGAAGCGATCGATCCTTTTGACTTCTGGCAAGGTGCCAACTTCAAACTGAAGGCAAAGAACGTTGCTGGTTATCGTAACTATGACTCTTCAGAGTTTGCCCGTCAAGAAGCACTGCTTGATGATGACGACGCAATGGAAGCGATTTGGAAGAAAGAATATTCTCTCCAAGACTTTGTTGCTCCTGACCAATTCAAGTCTTATGATGACTTGAAGAAGCGTCTTGACTATGTGCTTGGTAACAAGGGCACTCCTCGTTTCCAAGATCAAGAGTCTATCGAAGAAGAGGAAGAGTTTCGTCAGCAGAATCGTGGAGATGTAGCACCTTCTGTTCCCCAATCACTCAAAGATGAACTTGATAGTCTGAGTTCTTCTAAAATGACTGAAGATGAGGACGATGATGCAATGTCTTACTTTGCACGACTTGCCGAAGATTGATTAGGGAGAAGTAACTCTAGTATTCTCAGTACGTGCCAGATTTTCTGTTATGTACTGAGATGATGTGGAATAAGTCATTTCTATTCTCATATCATTTAAAAATTGTTGAAGATATGATCTTTTCAGTAAATATATTAGACTTTTTTTATCATTTTTTCTAACTTCATATTCCCAGTTGCTGATTCCAATAAAGGGGTCAGCAATTTTTTCTGATGTTGTGTGTTCAGTATCGTTTGTGTATGTTTTATTATTATCGGTATAATAAATCTTAAATTTTGTTGAATTATTATTACCACCATTAACAACTTTTCCAGATGGCAAAATAATATTACTTTTAGAATCTCTTATTTCTTTGGTTTCATAATGATGAATCTCATTCAAATTATTGCCATGTAATTTAAATGCATATTCATAAAGATTTTTATTTGAAAGAGGCCATTCATCTCTGACATTAATAATTCCTGCAGTCATCGTAACAACCCAATCGAGTTGGGAGTCTCCATAAAATTCTTCTGCTACAGTGTCTGGTCTTGAACCCTCTGGTATTTCATATTTGTCAAATATCGTAAATACATTTTGAAGATCATCACGAAATCTACATCTTCTAAAAAAGTTTTTAACAATCAAATAATTTTGAGAAGAGTTGCTATCAGAAAGAAATGATTGATATGCTAGATTTGGTAATTCTCTAAAATAACCCATTTTAGTATCCTACTCCTGTTCCTGCTGTTGTATCGTCATAATCAATATCATAAATTGGTTCGAGTTCTTGAAATGATAATGAAATTGATGTGGAAACTGGTGTTCCATCGCCATAAGTTGAGTAATTGCCTGATGATGTGTAGTCAACAGATAAATTGGTCAGAAAACACTGCTTAAATTTATTCAAAAAAGAATGTTCTTTCGATCCTTGTCTATAGATTAATTCAAAAACGTTTGGTGTTTCTAAATATAATGTTGCGTCTTTACCTGCTTTTGGCGCCATGTTCTTTTTTAATGAACGTATAATATTTCTTATTTCAATAGATTCTTTTCGATTTCTTGGAGTTAATTGAAACTGAAATTGAAATTCTCTTAATGCTGGACCATTAAATAATAATTCCATATTAGGATTAAAAACTTTTCCATCAGTTCTTGATTGAATTTGATTAAAATCTACATTTGAACCAAGAGAATTGGCAATACTTGCAGCAAGTTGTTTATTTATAATGTCTGAAGCATTCTCAAGATTCAATCCTGTTTGAGCAAAACTTTTTTTGCTTACCTCGGTTATGTTATTAATAATATCATTTATGTTTAGACTGTTTACAGATTTTCCCGCACCCAAAGCAAAAGAAAGAACACCACTAGAAATGCTATTAAGACTACTTGCGCCATAATCAACTCTATTTCCATCTTGCAAACTTGATGGCATTGGTAGAAGTATAATTTCTTTTACTAATTTTGGATTTATTCTTCTAAATCCTTCTTGTGGAGACCTTGTAAGTTTTGTGATGCTCGTGTTTTCTTTTAATATTTCTGTACCATTCTCGTCTTTGGGACTTGAGGATATATTTATATTATTAAATTTTTGTCCTAAAGGTTTATAGTTTACAATATTGATTTGCAAATAATCAGTTTTTGAAGTAAATGCCTTTAATGGATATCTATGTACTTTAGACATTATAGTTTTCTAACTATTTAGAAGGAATTTGGCATATGGAATCCTTCTCATATCTGTGAGTTCTTCTCTTTGAACTTCATATAATTGTCCTATGACTTCATTCCATGTATATCTCCTTGGTTTTGCCCAATGAAAGTTATATCCATCAAAACCAAAGTCGTATACATTATCTGCAAGTATTAATGGATGTTGGTCATATACTATTCCAGGAGTTTTTGCATTATAAACAAAGGTATACAATTTTCCAGGAGATGGAATGAATCCACTTGGATCAAGTGTTTCCATTATTTTCATCATCAAATCTTCAGGATCTTCTGTTCCTATTAGTTCATTTACAATATTTCTAACTCTATTACTAGAATCACTTGTGGGTCTTTTTTCCCTAGGATCTTTTTTTATATTTTTTTCATAAACATTAGATCCTACTTTAATATTAGGATCACTGCTATAAGTTACTTCACCGGTTTGTAGAACATAATTATATCCTTTTCCAATTCTACCACCTTTTCTAATGGTGCGTTTTGCCATTACTTGATACCTTCTTTATCAACAAACATTCCACCATTTTTTAAGATAAGATAACGAGATAGTTTTGTCTTTTCTATGGTTTCAGTCATAGATGCATAGATTTTTCCATTATAAATGACAGGTTTTCTGTTGGCACTTGGTCTGCCTTTCATCATTTCACTATGTCTTCTATGCTTCTCTTTATCATTACGATTTCTTTCTGCCATTTTCTTCAAATTTTCAGTATAATATGACATAGGTCTTGGATTATTTTTTAATTTTTCTTTCCAAGTATTTGATTGCTTTTTTCTTACTTCCTCTGGGATTTTCTTTCCTTTTAAACTTATTTTATTTGCAGCACTAATTTTTGCCTTAACTTCTGGTCTTTTTGTTGGACTATTATCTCCATACATCTTAGGAGGAGCATTACCACCATCTGCAATATTCATTAAAATTCCCGTATTATCGCACTTTTTACCGAATATAGAAATCATATAGATTTCGTGTTTAAATGCCTCTTCTTCAGTTATATTTTGCTTTAGTTTGATTATTCTACTTTTATCTTTTGGTGGGTTACAATTTTTACCTCTATGATCGTATAATCTATCTCCTTTTCCTTTTCCGATATAATATGGAGACCCATCATTTTGCAAATAGGCGTATGTATAATATTCACTCATTTTTATATTTTAGTAATATACCATTATTTATAATTAAAACAATTCATTCTCAGTTAATACTTTAAACTCATAACCACGATCAAGACACCATTCTTTTGCAGCTTCCCATTTTGCCTGATTTCTTACATATTCCTTTACTTCATAAATATAACCTTTTGTTTTTTTCTGTTGAACCTTTGGTTCAAGTGTTTGTTTAAAAGGTTTTACTTCAATCAACATTTTTTTAATCACACCATTAGTTTCTCTGACTTTGATGTAAAAGTCTGGAAAGTAACGATGAACTCTATTATCTAATGGTGATCGATATGGTAGAGCAATTTCTTCACTACCCCACTCTAAAATATTTTCATTCTTATCGCAGTAAACCATAAACTTTCGCTCCCATAGAGAACGATAAATTATATTCGATGGATTTCCTTTATATTTTTTAGGAAAGGATGGTTGAAATTTTCCTTTATATGCCATCTAAATACTTAATAATGTAGAACCCTTATAAGGTATTTAGAGTGGCAAATTCTCTAGTCAAAAGAATAACATCACCAGAAGTTAAGGATATTTTTGGAAATTTATCAAAATCTAATCATTATTTGGTATCTTTTTCGACTTTAAAGAAAACAATTACCGAACATGTAAAATATAAATTTGGTGTTGAAAATGTAGAAGAATTTCTTTCTAGAAAATCTGGTCTTCTCTGTTCTGAGGCATCTTTACCAACAAGTGCTTTTGCAAAATTTACAGTTAATGATAATTTTTTAGGAATACCGCAAGAATTTGCTCATACTAGATTATATACTGATTTGGATTTTACTTTTTATGTTGACAAAGATTATAAAAATTTGAGATTATTTGAAGGATGGATGGATTATATTTCCAGCGGTTCGGAATATTATGATAGAGTAAATGAACTTCAGGATAATTATTATCGAAGAATGATGTATCCGGATGATTATAAAGTCCAGACTATGAATATTATTAAATTTGAAAAAGACTATTCAAATCAGTTAGAATACCAATTTATAAATGCATTTCCAGTATCTGTTATTTCCGTTCCAGTTTCATATGGTCCTTCAGAAATTTTAAAGGTTACAGTTACTTTTAATTATGATCGATACATTATAAATCCAAAAGGCAATTATCGCCCAGGAAAGACTAAGTTTAAATCAATAGCTGGATCTGCAACACGACTGGAAGAGGTAAGAGGAGGATCATATCAAACAAGAGAACTTCCATCAATTTATTCAATACCACCATCAGCATTTCCTCCACCGCCTGTAAATTTACCACCACTACCATCATCATCTTCAGTTAGACAACCTCAAACTTCAACTACAACTCAAACTCAACTTCCTGTTTCAGATCAAATATTTCCGGGACTTAATTGATAAATAATCAAAACTGAATTTGTCATAGGATATTATGCCTTTACCAAAAATTGCCACACCAACATATGAGTTGGAATTGCCTTCTACTGGGAAAAAAATTAAATATCGTCCATTTCTTGTAAAAGAAGAAAAAATATTGATTATGGCATTAGAATCTGAAGACATGAAACAGATTACAGATGCAATTGTCAATACTTTGAATGATTGTATTATGACTAGAGGAGTGAAAATTTCTAACTTATCTACTTTTGATATTGAATATCTTTTTTTAAATGTCAGATCAAAATCTGTAGGAGAATCTATAGAAGTTTCTATAACATGTCCAGATGATAATGAAACTAAAGTAGATGTTGAGATTGATATTGATTCGATTAAGATACTTAAAAATAGCGACCATAACAATATTATAAAATTGGATGATGAACTTTCGATGAAAATGAAATATCCATCCATTTCTCAATTTGTTGAAAATAATTTTGATACTGGCGATGACAATGATGATATTAAAAAATCTTTGAGTTTGATTACTTCATGTATTGATATTATATACAATAAAGAAGAAAGTTGGCAAGCGTCTGATTGTACCAAAAAAGAATTGGAAGAATTTGTAGATCAATTGAATACGAAACAATTTAAAGAAATTGAAACATTTTTTAATACTATGCCAAAGTTATCTCATGTAGTTCTCGTTAAGAATCCCAATACTAATGTAGAATCTGAAGTTACGTTGGAAGGATTGGCAAGTTTTTTCAATTAAGTATGGCTCATACTGATCTTGAGTCATACTATAAAGTAAATTTTTCGTTAATTCAGCATCATAAATATTCTTTGACAGAGCTTGAAAATATGATTCCATGGGAACGTGAAGTTTATCTTTCTTTGCTTCATCAATACATTGAAGAAGAGAATTTAAAAGCACAACAACAAAATGGAATTTAGTAAAGTTTAATGATTAACTCAATATTCTCAGGTCTTTCACAAAGAATATCACAGAAAACAAATATCACTAATAGAGCAGTCTCGGCATCTTTAACTGAGACTAACTCATTATTAATGGATATTCGCAGACAATTATCTGTAGATTATTCTAGACGAATAAATGATGAAAGGTCTGAAAATATTATCAATAGAAAAAGAGTTTCTAAAGAAAAATTTTTATTAAAGGAAAATCTAGTAGAAACTATAAAGAGTATTGGAAGTAATGTTGGAAAAGCAGTAATATCCCCATTCAATAAATCTATTTCCAATTTAGGGAATGTTTTAAGAAATCTTCTCTTAAGCATAGGAGTTAATGCTGCTTTTAAGTGGTTATCTAAAAAAGAAAATCTTGAAAATCTTAATGAGTGGGTTAATACCATTTCAAGTAAGTGGAAAGAGATATTGGGAATAATTACAGGATTGGGGGGATTATTTGCCATAGGAAAATTGATAGGTCCTCTTATGACTCTCAAAAGGATATTCACTTTCTTATCCTTACCAAGAGTTTTAGGTGCGATGGGAATACTTTTTGCGATTAAAGAATCTCCACAATTTGGCGATAAACTTAGAGAAATTGGAGACAAACTTGATGAAATGAGTAAAAACCAAGAAGGTTTGCCCAAAACTGGTTTAGAAATATTATCTAAAGCACTCGAAGGTAGTGGAATAGTTTCAGATATATTTACTTCTCCTATTAAAGGACTTATGGAAATTATTAAATCTGGTGGCAATATCACAAAATCAAATGAAGTGATGGAGGAACGTGATAGAATACTGAGGGAAAATATAAGAGAATTCTTATTTAATCTTAAGATTCCTGGACTTAAAATACCAGAAACTCCAGGTTCTTTTGGAACAAGTGGTTTATATGATATTAAAATAGAGAACTGGAAGAAAATTTTAGGAGAGACATTTCAGGGAGTTCGGCAATTATTTAATGAATCCCCTAAAAACACTACAAATGGAAACGGAGTAAATGCTGAACCGGTTCGTATTAAAGTGGAACCATATAGTACACAAAGTTTTAAACCTAGTGGTAATAATTTTTCAACAGCGTTCTTAACTTTACCTCCAGAGATATTACAATCACCACCATCAATTCAGGCAATACCTACATCAACAGAAGGGGATATATCAGTTCCTACAGTAACATCTTTCGATTCTGCAAATCCATATGTTGTTCAGATTTCTAAAGAAATATACGGAATGTTCGCATAAAAAATGGATAATCGTACTATAAGACAGGCAGAAAATATAAAAATAAACGCAACAGGTCTTAGAAATTTTTTGCGTTTATCAAATAAAAAATTATTTGCCTATGGCAAAAAGAATGATAATTTTAAAAATGTTCAATTACAAAAACAAAATATACAACAAAAAATTAGTGGATCTGGACTTAGGGGAAATATATTTGCATCCTCTTCCGGTCTTATAGGAACATCATCAATGTCTATAGGTGCAGGAAATATCTTTAATAACATAATGAGAGTTGGTTCTAGTTTGTTGATTTCTATTTTAGTTAATAATCTACCAAAAATTATTAAAAAAATAAGAGATGTTATTGACACTATTGAG